CATTTTCATTATGCACCTCGCAAAATATCATTAATAATAGATTCTACTTTACAATAATCACCACAAGTTCTACCAGTAGGATTCTTACGATCTACTGATTCTTGCATTGGATACATAAAAGCTCCCTGCGTAGATGGATTGGAAACGAAGTCAAATGCTATCAATTCAAAATCTGGTTGTACTTCTTGTGTATCACCATCTTCTGATTCTGATACAGTTTCTACTGAACCCATTCCTCTAGATGAAATACCCAACTTAATACCTGCTTTAAATAATTCTGTTAAAATATTACCTGCCGGAGTTCCTAATACCTCTACTGTACCAACCAAATCATGATTATTCCAATGCATTTCTTTAATATTATGAGAAACATTTTGTAAGTTTACTACCGAACTTTCTGGATGATCTAATTCACCTAAAGCTCGTTGTTCTTTAATAAAAGATTCCGTATATTTTTTAGCTTCTCTCATCAATACTTCTTTTGGATATACTCTACCATTTTGATTTTTAGCTTCTGCCCTCTGTAATACTCCGCGAACAACTAATCTACCGTTATTTTCTTTCATAGATTCATTTATTTGTTCTCTTGTTATTTCAAAAGGTAAATAATCTACTAATAATTCTCGATTCATATTATTTCATCCTCTTTACTAATGAGATCATTTCTCTCATAAATTTTGTTACATTTTTCTGATATGAGTTAGTTAATTGGTCTGATAACTTTCCATTCGGTATATCAGCTCTCATCCTATCTGCTAACGCATTCATATGTAATCTCATACGACTTTCATCTCCTTGAATCTGTCTTTTAATTTTTTTAGCCTTTGCTATATCTTTTATATCTTCCGTAAATAAAAGATTTTTTAATTTCAACATTAATATAATTGTCCTACTCTTTTAGCCAACTTTATTAATCGCTCACTAATTCTTCGCATAGCCTTATGAGTATTTTTCCAATATGACCTTGAATCAACATCCATCTCATTCTTCAATCTTACATTCATTTTAGTCAATTTATCAATTTCTGCAAGATGATCTCTAATCTCTCTCATAGATCGACCAATTTTTTGTTTAGGTGTTATACTATCATCATTTCTATAATCGTGATATTTACCTTCAACAATTTTATACCCAGTTGAATTAGTAGCTAGCTCTTTCTTTTTCTTCTTACTAACTTTCCCCTTTCCACTAAATGCAAACGGAGTCTGATATCCTGGTACATTTCCAGTAAAAGTTGTTTCGGCCAACTTTTCATCATCTAACAATTCTATTATTGTTCTACGAATGAAGTTTTTTAGATTTTCTTGAGACATCTTCTAATTCCTTAACAAGTTCATAATATCGCATTAGAGTAATTACTTTATTTTCAGTCCCTTTATTATTCTCCGAAAGTGCATCAGCCTGTGCAATTACTTCTTTTAATTTTATACTAGTAATATCATCAGTTACACTAGGTACCAAATTTTTCAAAGCATCCTTAATATTAATCACCTCACCTTCAATAAATTCTGATAAGGAGTTTGTATTTGATACGTTATTAATATATTTTCTCAAAACTTCTTTTTGAGCATGACTTAATGTACTATATTTTTTATTAAATTTTTCTACCATTAAAGTATAGGCTAATAATTTAACATCTTTAGACTCATCAATATATTCTTGAGCTAATTCACTTTTTGGTTTCTGTTTAGAAGTTTCTGTAATTAGCGATTCAACTATATAATCTCTAGAATCTACAATTTCTTTCGGATTTATATCTTCCCCAGTAGTTTCATATAAAAATAATTTGTAAATAGATGCTAATCGTCTATAATTTGGCATTCTAGTAGAAAATAAAGCACCTACATCATAAGTTTCTTTAATATCTTTAATAAGATTAAACTTTTCTGATCTAAGTGTTTTATTTGAAAGTCTTTGTCTACTTTTAATTACTGCGTCCACCAATCTATCAGCCTTATCACGACGCTTATATGTTTCTGTAGTAAGTATATTATATAATTCTAACTCTTTTCCTAAAGCAGAATTTTTATGAAAATGCTTTTTAATCAAAGCTACTGCCTTTGACTCTACATTTTCCATTATATCCGCAGTCACCTGTCGGGTCAATACTTCAAATAGCACACCAGTATTTTTAATCTTAGTGTGTCTTAATCGTTTAGACATAAATCACTCCAATATAGTTTGTCATAAATAAATATAAAACTTCTTAAATATTGATTAACTTTACTTATTATTAACATCTTCTTTATACTCTTCATCTATTTCATCAACTTCATTTATTAGGGTTATATCAGATTTACGTTTTAAAGTATTCTTAAGCTTATCCAAATGTGCTAAAGCCATAATTTTACCGTATTTTGGATTACTAGATGCTTGTTTTTTCTTTTCATGCGCCCCTAATGGGTCTCTGCCTCTAATATGACTGTCTTTTTTATAATGTGATGGTTCCTTGGGTCTACCTGCACCTTCCCAGCCACCTTCTGGACTTCCACCCTCTGGACCTAATTCATCATTTTCTAATTCATGTCCAGTTCTTCCCATCGCCATATCTGAAGGTGTTCCTTGTGATTCACCAGATTTAGATGGATCATTTCCTTCAGATTCTATCTGAGCTCTTCTAAATTTTTGTTTGTAATCATATACAATCTTATTATCTTCTTTTTTAATTTCTTCATCTGTAAATTTAAATATATTTTTATAAATCCACTCTGTAGAAAGTAAACCATCACTTATCATAGATGACGCTAAAGAAGTTTTTTCATTCCAAAGTGAAATTTTTTCTTGTTCATATATTGTAGAAGGACTCATCAACTCTAAATCAAAATTAACTAATTCTTCATCTGTAAATCCTTGAGCATACAAATGAACAATACCAATCTTCATTAATTCACTCATTACAATTCTTTGAATTCTTTCAATAGTACGAGCAAATCTTACATCTTCAGCTGCAAGTGTTGCCTTTTCTCCAACATTCTCATCAAATCCCAAATATGGTTTTGGGATACGTAATGAAGCCAATAATTTATTTCTTAAATACTCAATATCTTCTACTGCTTCATAAGTTAATCCTGGTAATGAATCAACTTGAGTTCCACTATCTCCACCCCTAACTGGCATAAAGAAATCTTCAGTAATATTTTGCATATTATATCTAAGATTATATTCTCCAGTTGCTTTATCTACAACGGGGGCTTTTTTCATCTTATCAATAATTTGATTCATATAATTATCAACTTCTGCAGGTGGTATATTTCCAATATCAACTTTAAATATTCTTTTTTCAGGTGCTCTCATGATTCTGTGAATCAACATAGCATCTTCCATAAGAGATAATTGTTTCCAAGTCTTTCTACCACCTTCAATCATTGATTTACCATAAGGAAGATAATTTGAATCGGAAAGTAATCTAAAATGTGCAATTTCATAATTTTCAAATTCTTCTTCCCTACTGCTAATAGAATGTTGCGCAGCCCCTCCAGAAGTTCCTGATTCTAATTTAAATTTTACATATTCTGGATTCTCTGGATCTTCGTTTTCTAATCTAGTTACATCATAAACAGATAAAGGTTCTACATTTCTAATACCGAAACGTTCATCAACATCTAATCTTAAATAAAAATCACCATATTTACACATATTCCTTACCCAAGGCCATAAATTAAATTCTATATTTAATACATCGTAATATAAATTATGTAAAATTTTAAAAATTTGATCATTTGGTGTATTTATTTCAAGAACATTTCCATACTCACTTTTCATAGTAGATTCATCTGCATATATATCTAATGCAGAAGAAAGTATAGCGTCACCGTCCATTGCTTCATAATCTCTAAATAACCCAAGTCGTAACGACTTAACTAATTGATTATCTGAGTAACCAGATAATCCTGCGCCACCAGTGGAATAAATCTTTTTATATCTATCAATCAACCCTCTAGTTGGCATATATTGAGATTTACTAGTATCAATTACTTTTAATCGTTTTCCACCCACATTCCTAACAATTACGTTAGTTGAAAATAATCTCTTTAATCTATTTCTTAAGCTTGTATCAGCCATTTTTTCCTCTTTATTTTATTAACCAAGTTAAATCTTCTTTTTTCTTATCAACTTCCCATTGCCAAGAATCATTTTCATCAGTTTGCTTATATATTGCTGGATTCATAGTTATACTAGAAATAGCTTTCTTCTGTAATTCTATTCCTTCCGCTCTTAAACGTAAAGCGGTATCTCGTATCCATAAAGCAATTCCAAAGGAAATGACCAAATCATCATTGTATCCTGACATTGCCTCTGCTCTATTATTGTTATATATAAATACGAACAACTCGTCTATTAGTCGCGAAGAATAAACCTCTACCGATTTCTCTCTAAAAAATTCTTCTAATTTTGCTATTACTAATGGTCTTGTTTTCATAGACATTGTAAATCCAGGGACCATTTGTTTTTCTTGTCTATAAATTTTATTAGACATTTGTTTTTGTGTATCTACCACTTGTAAATCTTTTGACATATAAAATAAGTTTTCATAATCTCTATCTATACATTGTTGTATAGCTGCCCAACCAATTGATGCATTTTCAATAACAAGTAATGCATTATTATATTCCTTAGATATATTTACTAGTAAATTACCATAATCTTTAGTACCAATCTTACCTTTATATTCCGCTACTTGTTTACACTCTTCTACTTCCATGACATGAAATGCAGAGTAATCTGATCCATCACCTCTACTCACATCCGCGCTCACTACATAATCCTTTGAATAATTTGGTGGTTCCCACACCCAAACATTACTATCTACCCCTCGCCGCTCAATTGGTTCTCTAACATGATTAACTTTATATTCTTCTAAAATAACACCATCAATTACCATCTGACCTGATGTTACAAAATCACAATCACATTCTTGTGCAGCCGCTGAAGGACCTAATAATTTATCTTGATGATCTCTCCACTCTTGGTCTCTATCTGGATGTACTGACCAATGTAATTTTAAAATATTCCACTCATTTAAACCATCTTCAGCATCTACCCAAGTCTTATGAAACCAATTACCAACACCATTTGGTGTGGAAAGTGCAATACATCTACCACCTAATGCCAATGTTTGAGATGCGGCAGTCCATATTGAATCTATTCTAGGAATAAATGCAGCTTCATCTAAAATTAATAATGATAGTGCTTCTGATCTACCAGCCTCTTCAGAACTTGCTACTGCTTTTATTTGAGACCCGTTCTTATATCTTAATGACAATTTATTATCTTCTACACATTTTTGTTTCAACCAAGTTGGTAAACTAGCATGCATTACTCTAACTTTAGTAACCAAATTTTTAGCTACATCTTGTTTAGTTGCAATAACCAATATATTCTTATCATCATAAAATGTCATCATCCATAATGCGTATCCTGCAGTAAGTGTTGATATACCTAACTGACGAGCTTTTAAAAGAACATTATAATCTTTATTAACAAATTCTTTTAAAGTTTTCTCTTGATAATCGTATAACGCAAATTTTATTTTACCTTTTTGTGGATGTTGTATATAACAATATCTTTTTAAAAAATGTACAGGATCTTTTGCACACTTTTTAAATTCTCGTCTAATAGCTTCTTTTATTTGTTTTTTGTCTGTATTCATTGTTATAGAATATTAGTTATACGATTAAAAGTATACGTTACCGCCGCAGATATAATTGCACCGGATGTAAAATATAACCATTTATTTTCATACCAAGAAGGTTTAACCAATTTAACTTTTTTTTCAAGTAATTCCGTATCACCCTCTAATATTTCAATCTTTTCTTCCAACTGTGCGGTCAAAGTACTATCAGTGCGCACTATTTCCCTATAATTAAATATCAAGTCAGATTGTGCAAATACAATATTTTTTAACGAATCGACTTCAAACTGTAAATTCTGAACATTTATTGCAATTTTTTTTGATTCTTCCTCAGTGAGCGTAACTTGAGCAGAACAAAATACAGTTATTAATAATATTAATATCCATTTCATTATAATTAAAAAGATCCAATTATCTCAATAATGTTACGACTGTAGAACCGCCTGTTACTACTTTACTCAACGAAATTGGATGGATTATATTAGCCGATACTGGATTAGTACCACCAACTATTGTTCCACTTCCATTAACTGGAGTCAAAGTATAGTTAGTTCCTGTATGCACCATAAATGCCGTACTAAAATTTGAACCTGTTGCCGAAAATGTTGTACTTGCGGATACGGTCTCTACAACTTCTCCATATGCATTTTGAGTAGTTTCAACTGCTTTAGTTCTCCCTACAAATGATCCTTGTACTGCTGTTGCCATTATTTACTCCTATTTTTTTGCAAATTTTCTTAAAAAATCTTCAGCGTCTTTTGAATCTTTAATTTCCTTACGCTTCTTACTACCTTTTTTAACACTTTTTATTTCTTTTTCTATATCTGCAGCCTTATTTTTCAAATTTTTAGATTCTTTTTTTGTTGTTTTAATCGTTTTATCGATAGATTTAATTTTCTTAACTGAATCTTTTAATTTTTTATCAATCTTTTTTACTTTTGCCCGTTTTATGGATGATGCTTTGCCTGATATTCCTAGAAAAGCTAAAATTAGAGCTATAATTTTTCCCAAAGCTATAACTCCCGTTTTATTTTAGTAATATATTTAGCTAATTCCCTTCTATCCAACCCCAAACCATCAATTATTTTAGCTAATGCTGCAATCTGTTTCCTACGATTTAATTTAGCGCCTTTAATAGCACTAACTGCCTTATCTAAAAATCTTTGTGCTTGAGCTGGTAATTTTACATCAAGTTTATCTAATCCACCATCTGGCTGTTTTTCTGCCATAATAGATTTAATTTCTTCTCGTACCACACTTCTAAGTTTCTTTATGTCTGACATGAACTTCTCCTGTTGTATATAATCCTACACTTATAAATATATAAATATATTAAATTGATTCTTCCAATTTCTTTAAATATTCTTCAGCTTCTTCAATTTCTTTATTAATTTTATTTTTATTTACTTCCCACTGTTCTACATCTAGTGAATATCCATCTGGTCTAACCTGATTAAAAAAAGAAACTGTATCTGGAGCTTTTTTCCACTCTTCAATAGACTGTTTCATTTCTTTAAGATAAGATTTTTTATTTTGTTTAACAGTTTCCTCTATATGATCATTTAATTTTCCCTGTACAGCTAATTTATTCTCAAATTCTACCTGACAATCCAGACAATGATTATATCTACGATAATACTGACTATCAATTCTTTTTTTCATTATCCTATCACATTTAGGACAAAACCAAGGCGTTCTAGCTTCCTTAAAAACCTCTTCTCTTTCATCTATTATTTTTTTCTCTATAGCATCTTTTTCTTCTAATTTCTTTTTAAACTCATTATCAACCCCTGAAACAAATATTCGTTTTTCAGGTTCTCCCCCCTTAATAATGCTTTGTAATGCTTCGTTTTGTCTTTTATTTTCTTTACTATATCCTGACATAATTACCTCTAAAAAGTTAATAACCCTAAAATTTGATTTACAGGTGCAAATGCTCCCGTAAATTTGTAAACTTTACCTTTATACTTAAATACAATTCCTTCTGATGGAACTATTGAATCTAATCCACCAATGGAATTTAATTTACTTATTTGTTGTTTTAATGTTTCCAATTTCTTAACATCTTTGGCTGTTTTTATTTTAGATATTGCTCCAATTACATTTTTTCTTATTTTTTGTACTGCAGCATCTGGAGATGCGGCTAAGTATCCACCAATATTTTTTAAAATTTCAGTTCCTACTGCAAAAAATAAAACTTCAAAAGGTCTCATATTTTGTTTTACCATTTTTTGATGATCTACCTTATCTGTAGTTAATATCCAATCCAAAAATTCTGGAAATTTCTTAAAATCTTTTCTAATTTGTGGTATTTTATATGACTTATCAAAAAATGCCCAACGTTTTACTAAAGATTTATATGATTTATTTGGCATTTTTACTCCAAATTGTTTTTCTGCATTAAAAATAAATTCTTCCCAATACTTTTGATGATAAAGTGCTAAAGTATCTTTATCTTTTAATGCATATTCTTTTTGTAATTTACTCAACCTACTTAAAAAAGTTTTCTTCTTAGCATCAAAGTTTTGTGATTTAGGAACACTTAAAAATTGTGGTTTACCAATTTTATAATGTTTTTGTATATGCTGATTAACTTGTTTAATCATTCCTGCCAACATTCTTGCAGATCCTTTAGGCTGTCCTATGGAATTTCCACTATCATCATATTCTAAAGTACCGTGGAATACTATTTGAGCTTTATCATAATCTATAACATTTGATGACTTAGGCCACATAACCTCTAAATTCATCCACCTTTTGCCATTACCAAAAACCTTTTCTTTTTGAGAGTCCGATAACGCTCCTATAGATTTACTTAAATCTTTCATTGCAAAAACAAAGGCATCTTTAATATCACCTCTACCTGCAAACTTAGATGCTACTCCTTTAGTAGTCATAGCCTTTTCACCAAAATTCTTTAATTGTCCTTTATTTCTAGCTGTAACTAATTTACCATCTTTCCAACTAATCATTAAATTTTGACCATCAAGTTTTTCTGTAACACCATCTTCTCTATCAAGATTTCCACCCAATCCATTAATAATTATCTGTTTTAAATCTGAAAATGTCAAATCTTTATCATCAAATGGATGATTCATATGTCCATATGCTCCACCTTCAATTATTAAATCTAAATCCTCAACTATTGATAATTTTTCAGACAAACTTTTTACATACTTTTTAGCCGCCTTATCGCCCTTATTTTTAGCCACCCATTGAATCGCACTTTTTCTACCAACTGTTTTCTTTCTACCTTTTGGATTAGGATTCTTTACGGTATCTGGTGCAGATGTTTTCGTTTTCTTTTCATCATCTGATTTCTTTTGTTTTCGAGCTTTATATGCTCTATAAGCACCAAATGAAAGACCAGCAGCCATTGTTCCAACTCTACCAAAAGCCTTTACATACGGTGCAGTCAAACCTGTTGTTGCTCCCACTGCAGTTAATACTAAGAACTTAGTTCCCATTTCACCACTAAATAAATTTGCAAATGAAACATCACCAAGTGCCGCTGCGGATGCCGCTGCTGATAAATCTAAATCATATTCTGGGTCTCCGATGAAAGTCATCTTTGTCCATGCATAAGTTACCGCTGCGGCTGCGCCTATACCCATTACTCTTTTTAGTTTTGGATGTTCTTTTAAATAATCATCTAATTTAACTAAAGCCTTTTCTTTCTTTTGCCCAAACTTAGTTTGTGATAATTTATGTGCTATCTTATTAGGAACATAATTCATAATTTTTTGATATGCCTTAAATCCTTTCTTAGCACTCTCAAATACTTTATCTACACTAAATTTATTTAATTTAGCAATCGAAAAAGTATTCTTATTCATCATTGATTTTCTAACTTTATCTAATGGTTGTTTTCCTCTTTTAGCCCAATCTTTAAGAAAGTTATTAAACTTAACTCCCTCTTCTAATGTCATCCTTTCATCTATTTCTAAAATCAATTTTAGATTTTCATTTATTGATTCTTGTTGTGGAACTTTAATATCTCCATCAAAATCAATAATTTTAACTGGAATTTTATTTCCATGTCCTGTCTGTGCCATTAGTCTTGTATTACCCGCTAATAACCACATCTTACCATTTTTATCTCTAACTGCTATTGGAGCTTCTTGTGGTTTTCCACTTTTAATACTTTTTGTTATGTAATCCCAACTTTTATCATATTCTATTGCCTTTTTATGAGCGTGTTTCATTGGGTTATCTGCTTTTAAAACATCACCCGCATCACTATTAATCATATTTCTCAAATCATCATCAGAAAGAACTTCTTCTGGAGCATCTTGAATTTTTTGAATTAAATCATCTTCATCTTTTGCCAAGTTAGGCATTGCTTCAAATGCGTCATCATTCTCAAAATACTCACCAACTTCTTCTTCAGCTTGTTCTTTTGAATATGGTTTTGTTTTTACTACATTACCTCGTTCTTTTTTACCTGATGGATTTTCTTTTTCCACTGCTTTCGAAGTATCATGTTTAGCTATATATTTTTGTTGACCTTTCACGGACTTATCCGTCCAATATTCTGGATTCCATATATCGATTTGTCCCGCTTCTATTAGCAATTCTTTATTCCACCACTCTTTTGAAAACAACTTTAATTCTTTTAAATCTGTATTTGGTGTTTCAGCATCTGCACCTGGTAATACTGGTTCTTGTACTCTTACTTCACCATCTTCTAAACCTAACCACTTAATAACCTCAAATCCTAAACCAGACAATATGAAATTTATTCTTTCTTTATACTTGTTATGTAAGGAACGTTCACTCTTTTTACCTTTTATTCCTACCGTCCCATAAGATGGTGTTGGCATAAATCTATAATTTAATGTATAATCAAATGCAGGATCGTGTGCTTTATCAGTAAGCATATGATTTAAAACTACCCATCCAGTTTCTTTAAAGATAGAATCTAACCAAGCTGTAGATCCTTTTTTATAATCTCTAAAACCTTTATAATAATGAGCTGGTCCATCATCTATGGGAGCATTAGCCTGAAAAGTAGCTTCATTCAAATATTTTGATACATCAACCTCTACTAAAAAATCATTTATAAGTTCTTTTGTTATTGTAATATCTTCACCAAATAATTTTTTAAATTTATTAGTCATCATATTATAAACACCTTGATCAAAATAACCAAAGAATTTTTTAAATCTCCGTTCCCTATCATCTGCATATTTTGGTGAACCAAGTAATTGTCTCATAGCAGTTCCACTTACTTCCATTCCACCAGCCTGTATAGAAAAATGTGGGGCGGTTAAAATATATCCATGTTTGTAATGTCCCTCTAAATTATTCTTATTCTTTTTATAATCTTGATAATAAGTTTTTCCACCACTTTTCTTTGTTCCTCCTGCCAATCTTCCGGCATCCTTTTTTCCAAAAATATAAACTACGGCAGTAGTATCTTTATCAAACTTTTTTAATACACTAGTTGCTACATATGGTATCTTTTCTTTAACAATTTTATTAGATGGAATTCCCATTTTTTTCATATGACGAACTTTTTCTTTAAAGTTCATTGGATGCTTTGGCGGTTTTTTAATATCTGATGTAGTTATATACGCATCATCAAATTGTTTCTTCATCCACTCATATACTTTTTTATGATGAGGTCCAAATGGTTGAAATCTACCCGCATATATTCCTACTACTTTTTTAATTTTTGAAGTTTCCTCTTTAAATAATTTATCAGCTTTCCAAATATCTTTTGGATCTTGTGTCATATCTAAAACTTGTATTCTGGCATTCTTAACACCATGTTTTTTAGTTAAGATTTGAACTATTTTTTTTGCTTCAATATGTGATTTAGCTTTAGTATAGAGTATATCTTCGTGTCTCTTACCAGGAGCAATACCCCAAATTACAAATTCTTTTTTACTCTCATTAATATTTTCACCAAGTAATTTTAATAATTGAGTCATTACTAATGGGTTTTGAGTAAGAAAAGATTGTAATTTACTTATATTCTTAGCATAATTTTTTGGTAATACGTTTTTATCAATTAATGTTTTCAAAGCCTTTTTCATTTTAGGTTTATTTACAAATTCTTTAAGATATTGTAAACTAAATGTATCTGTATATTTTAAATCTTTATTTTGTTTATCTACTTGTTTCTTAACTGTTTTTGGATCAGGTGCCCCCATTATAGTTCCATCTCCAGCAGTTATTCCAATAAACTCTTTGACAATTTTTTGTTTTTCAATCCACTTTTTAGCTTGTCTGCTTTTTATTGGTTTTTTAATAAATTTACCAATACCCTTTTTCACCAACATATTAAACTTTTTCTGTGCTTGTTTTGGATTTAAAGTAGCATTATTATCTACCAACATAAAGTTAGACCCACCAAATANTCCTTGAAAATATGCCATATTCTTTTGAACATTATTCCAATACTTTTCTACAAGTTCAGATGGTAAAACTCTATCTCTTAATTTGTTTCTCATTTGTGCAACTTCTAATGAAGTATTTACAAATACCATATAGGTATCATAACCTAAATCAATTAATTTTTGTCGTTCTATTTTTACTTCATTAAATTTATGTCCAGTTCCATCAATAATAACACCAAGTCTACCTTGTGAATATAACTTTAATCTTTGTTTACTCAAGGCTTTAGCATGTTTTCTAACACCCATATGTGCACTATAACCTGGATCTGTAATCTGTCTAAATAAATCATCTGGCATATTATCTAAATCCGTTGTACCAAAGTATTTTTTCAGAAAATTTTCTAATTCTGTATCTTGATTAACAAGTTTTAATCCATAAGCAGAAACATTTACTTTATCTGGTATTCCAAACAATCCACCAGCAACATATGACTTTCCACTTCCAGGACCACC